TTAGCTGACGATGCCGAGGATGGGCAGTGCCGGGGCGTCGGAGTTGTCGACGATGGCGGACTTCTTCATGTCGTGGCACTGGTTGGTGCGTGCCTCGTCGAGGACCTCGATGGTGATGACGTCGATGTCCTGGATGGTCGGGCAGACATCGTCGATGATCTGGAGGTTCTGCGAGAACGACGGCTCGTCGGTGGCGATCGCCGGGGAGGCGGCGAAGCCGGTGGCGGCAAGCGTGAGCAGAGAGCCGGCGAGCACCTTCTTGGCGTTCATGCGATGAGCCTTTCCTGAAAGGGGGAGGAGATCCAGCGCCGTGGAGGCGCCGATGCAATATCTAACGTCACAATCGCGAGGGAGTTGCGGTTCTGGCGCGGGAATTACCTCGTTTGCCGCTTCTTTCCGCATGCCGCGAGAGGTCATACGAAAGCCAGGCCTCGTGGAAGGCGTCCACGAGACCTGGCGTCTCTCCCGGTATACCGGGGAAGTGTTGCGATTAAGCGCGCCGAGCGCCTTAGCGGACGGTGCCGAGGATGGGCAGTGCCGGGGCGTCGGAGTTGTCGACGATGGCGGACTTCTTCATGTCGTGGCACTGGTTGGCGCGGGCCTCGTCGAGGACCTCGATGGTGATGACGTCGATGTCCTGGATGGTCGGGCAAAGGTCATCGATGATCGTGATGTTCTGCGAGAACGACGCTCCGTCGCCCTTTCCGTGCCCACCCCGATTGTTCGGGTCCTCGTAGGCCATCGCCGGGGAGGCGGCGAAGCCGGTGGCGGCAAGCGTGAGCAGGGAGCCGGCGAGCACCTTCTTGGCGTTCATGCGATGAGCCTTTCATGAAATGGGGGAAGTCCGGCGCCGTTCAGGCACCGGTGGAATAGCTAACGCATTGATCGCGGACTGGTCGCTGCGGGAGGGGTAGATTCACTCCCTTGCCGCATTCCTGGCACTCGTTGAGGGGTATGTGGTGGCGCGAATAGGACTTTCGTAAGATGCTCCCGGCCCCGCGTTTCAGTGGGACGCCTGCGGGAGGATTTGCCGACCCTGGGGTGGTCGATGTGCTGCGCTCGGGCCATGCGCCGCGAGCCGGTGGCCCGGAGGGCCTCGTACGGGCGTGGCGGTCGCGGTAGTCGCAGTGCTGACGGCCGAGGGATGGACGAACCCTCCGCAATGATCTTGCGGAGGGTGTGGATCGCGCCTCTGGTCTGTGAAAGGCGCCCCCGGCAGGACTCGAACCTGCGGCCAAGCGCTTAGAAGGCGTGCGAGATTAAGCGATGTGCTGACCTGCGTTTCCGCTGGCCGCGCCGAACCAATCTAGGGAAAGGCGCTTGGCCTAAATTTCTCGGAACTTTGACGCAGAACCGACGCCCAGACGCGACGCCGCCCCGGCCTCCACTGTAGAGGCCGGGGCGACCGGGATGCTGCGGCTCCGTCATCTGGACGGAATGACGAACCTCGCGCGAGGCCTTCGACCGCAGACCCGTGCCCACCCGTGAGGGCGGACATATGCCGGAGGGGGGTGCCAAGCCGTTCTACCCCAATCCTCCGCGATCAATCAATGTGGGTTTTGCCCTACATACTTTGGATCATGAAGCGGCGAACGTGATCGGGTGCCGCGCTCTGTCCCTCCGCCTGACTGGGTCATCGCCCGTCGCCGAGCCATCGGGGAACAGATCCGAGCAGCCCGGCTATGGGCCAACCTCACGCAAGAGGAAGTGGCGAACAGGACCGGGATGGACCGGGCGACGTACAACCGCATCGAGCAGGGTCACGCTTCGGCGCTGCTCGACTCTCTGATCCTCATCGCCGACGCCATCGGTGTCCCGCTCGCCGACCTCGTACGGCAGTGAAGAGCCCCGGCCGGCCAAGTAGCGGCCAACCGGGGCGACGAGCTAACTCCCGCAGACGCTGCAGGGCCACGCCGTCTGGCTGACGCAGTTGCCCCAGTCGTCGTACACGTAGATCGTCGTTTTGGTGCCAGTGCACCCGTTGTTACCGCAGGGCGTTTGCTGGTCCTCTTGGTGTCCCATACGTGAACCTGACCTTCTGCTCGGAGGTGGGCTCCCATCGCCGTTTGCACTCGGTGCAGTACCAGCGCCATTGGTCGTCGGCGCCGGGCCGTGTAGTCGTGGTGTCTTTCCACAGCAGCGGGTGCGTGGGGCAGTGGGGGCAGTACGGCGGCTGTTGCGCCACGGCAGGCTCCGTTCTCGTAGGTTCGCCAGCGTGTCGCGGCAGCCGGTCGTGCAGGGTGCTGACCCGCGGCTGTCCACCCGTACGAGCGACCAGCGGCGGGGCCCGTCTCGGCCGTCGACCTGTCCAGGGGCGTGGCGGCCGAGACGGGGGCTCAGTGGGGGTGCTGGCCCAGCGCGCGCGGCGCGGGCGGCGCCGAGCGCCGGCCGTGAGGCTCGGGCGCGAAGTCTTCGGGGGTGATGGGCGGCCCGTGCCAGAGGAGGGTGACGCCGTGCTCGTCGCAGTGGGCGCCCGTGTCGTCCTCGTCGGGGAACTCGTGGTCGCCCTTCGGGCACTCGGTCATCGCCGGGCCTCCCGTACTGCCCGCCGCAACTGAGCTCCGGTCTCGCACCCTTCGGGGCACGTCGGGCAGTCCGTGCAGTGGTCGAGGAGTGCCTTGTACGCCGCGTCTCCGCGGTGGCCCTGGCAGGACCGAGGGAACCAGTGAGTGGCGTAGTCGAGGATTCGGATCGGGCGCGGTCCGAGGTCGATGGCCGTGGACGCGGTGAGGGTGATCCCACACCACACGCAGTCCATGCCGCGCTGCTGCCGCTGGGACAGTCCGCGGAAGGGCGGGAGTGGTGCGGGTGCGGTTGCGGTGTCGTTGGACATGCTGGACCCCTGCGGCAACAGTGGGTGATCCCTGCGGAACACCCCGTACATGCATGGTCCACCGGTGGACTAGTCAGGTCAAGGGGTTGCACACGAAAGAGCCCCCCGCCAACGGCAGGGGCTCACAAGAGGGTTGACGGAATATCAGCCGCCCATCGGATACTCCTCCGTCCGCGACCAGCGGCCCGCCGGGCTGATGCCCACCTCGTAGGCCAGCGCGCGCCCTTCAACGTCGTAAGCCACGTGTCGCGCCTCCGCCACGGCGGCCGGGCCCTCCAGCCGCAGCAGCTCCAGCTCCTGCTCCGTGGCCAGGCGGGCAGTCCACCAGTCGCGGCCGGTGTGGGGCCGACGGCCAGTCTGCATCTCCACGTACCGGGTCGTCCCCTCGCGGACACGCTCACGCTGCAACAGCCTGGGCGCTGCTGCGCCGACCTCGGCCGTGAACCAGCTGTACGAGGTAGCCGTGGGCGTCTCGCCCTCGAACGTCACGCGGTGGCGGCAGACCACGTTCGCGCCGGTCTCGATGCCGAGCCCGGTGGCCACGTCCTCCGGCGCCGGGACGATGTCGGCGGACACGATCTCGGCGTACTCCCCAGCGGTGTAGATGTTGCCGGTCGCAACCGAGGTGGCGTACCGCTCTCCTGCGGTACGGGCAAGCGGGGTTCGCTCGCGCACCGTTGAGCCGGTCCCCTGGCGGGTCTCGATGAGTCCTTCCTGGCGGAGAACGTCGAGCGCCTTCACGACAGTGGCGCGCGAGACACCCCACTTCTCGGTCAGTTCGCGCTCGGACGGCAGCGCCTGGCCGGCCGTCAGTTCGCCGCGCACGATCCGGCCTCGGAGGTCGGCGGCGATCTGGTCGTACTTGGGCAGTGCCATTACTTTCCCCTGCTGACTAGTGGACTGGCCCAGTAGTCATGCTGAGGGTCAACGTGCGTAGAGGTCAAGCGTCCCAGGACGCACGAATCGCCCCCTGCCCTCCCCGAGGGGAGAACAGGGGGCGTTGTCGTCAAGAGCGCCGTCGTTCGGCAGGGAGCCCGAGCACGCTCGGGTTCGATGGGGGCGGGTCAGGATCTTCCGGCGGCGGGGCCCCGTCGCGGCGGCAGACCCGTGCGTCCTTGTCGTACTCCGGCGTCTGCCAGCTGTACCCCGTCTCGCAGGACTGGCCTGCCGGTCCTGGGGGTCCCGTGTCGCCGGTGTCGCCCTTCTCCCCGCGCTCGCCCTGCGGTCCCGGCACGGTGGAGTCCGCACCCGGCTGGCCGGCCGGGCCGGTGGGTCCGGGCACGGTCGAGTCGGCGCCCGATCGCCCTGGTTCACCAGAGGGTCCGGGTTCTGTGGAGTCCGAGCCCGGTCGCCCTGGCTTGCCTGGAGCACCGGACGCGCCCGGCGACGGTGTGATCGTCGGCGCGGCCCTACCGTCCTTGCCGTCCCTGCCATCGGTCCCGGCGCGGCCGGGTACTCCGGACGGTCCGACGTCGCCGCGCGAGCCTGGTTCCCCAGCAACTGGCGTGCCACCCATCTGCTGCACCTGGCGGGCCAGCGCATCTCTGGCCTCGTTTGCTTCGCGCAGGTCGACGGCCAGATCCTGCACGGTGAAAAGGGCCGCGCCAGCGAGGATCGCGCCGCCGACTGCAAGAACGTCCCTGCTGCGTGACCGGCTTTCGTCCGGCGCCTTGTGCCGCCTCACGCTTTCGCCCCCGTCACGATTGCTGTCAGGTACGGAAGCAGGACCGCGACGACGGTGATGACCACGCCGATCATCCACCGGCGGGTAGCGAGGATGCGTTCGGCGTCCTTCTCCCGCTGCGTCTCCAAGGCGGCGACGCGTTCGGCAATCGTGGTCTTCTCGATGTTGTAGACCTCGACCTGGACGACCTTGTCAAGGCGTGAGTTGAGCTGTCCCAGGTCCTCGCGCATGTCCTCGCGCAGGGATTGGATGAGCCGCCCAAGCTCCCCGTTCGACATCGACGGCTCATCAGCCACGTGCTACTCCGATCAGATGGAGGTCGGCCCGCGCGGGGTCGTCGGGGCGGCCACGGTCTCCGTGATGCCGGGGCCCACCGTGCCGCCGCTGGTGACGATCGCCGTCAGCAGCGCCAGCACGGCGGCGAGCCCGCCAACCGACAGCGCGGCGACCCACTCGACGTCGAGCAGCCCGAGCCCGTCGGCGCTGATGACGCCGAGTACGGCCTGCGCGAAGGTGCGCACCATGCGCTCGGCGGTCGCCTTCCAGAATGCTGCTGTGGTCATGCGTTCCTCTTCTCCAGCGCGGTAACGCGCTTCTCCAGAGCGGTGATTCGCTCGGCTGTTGTGGGGGGTTTCGGTGCGGGGGCCGGCGCCGGTGGCTTGGGCGCGGTCGGCGACCAGCTCGCCGGGTGCTTCAGCCGCTCGGCGACCCGGCGGCGGATGTCAGCCATGCCGACCCCCGGCCCGCGCGGGTCGATCTTTCCCGGCTGCCACTCGGAGTGTCCGATGACGGAGGTGTCGCCGCCCTTGCCCCAGCCGTGCGCGCGGAGCAGGGCGGCGGACGCGCGCACCGCTGCCTCTACCTGTACGGCGGGCCACGGGTCTTTGCCGTCGCCGAGGTTCTCGCACTCGAAGCCGTAGAAGTGCTGGTTGCCGTCGGTGTTCGCCTCGTTGTCCGGCGGGAGTGCGGTCTCTGCGATGACGGCACGCAGTACGTCGTCGTCACCGAGCCCGGCGTGGTTGGTCCGGCCGTGGCCGACGAGGTGCACGGTCCCGTCCTTGGCGATGACGCCGTGGCACAGCGGTCCGGGCAGGGCACTGTGCCCCTTCCGGCACAGGGCGACCGTGTCAGCGGTCCCCTTGCTCACGGTGTGGTGGATCATCACCCCGTGGACGGGGCCCCACGCGCCCTTGTGGTTGCGGTTGTGCGTGCGCCAGTTGCCTTCCTCCTGCACCTTGACGCCCTCGGCGCGCAGAGCGGAGAGCAGACGATCAGCGGACAACGGTGCGGCCATGAGATCTCCAGACATGACGAAAGCCCCGGCCATGGGCTCGGGGCTCGGCGGGGCGAACGGTCAGACGGTGGGCGTGACCGCCTCGCTGTACGAGTACGTACGCGACGCGCCAGACAGACGGAAATGCTCTGACCTCGCTATGAGGTCCACGAACTGCTGGACGATCGCCCCCATTTCGGGCGCGTTTGGGTTGTCGGTCGTCGCAGTGATTGCGAGCTGGACTGGGTATTCGCCGATCGTTGTGACGCTGCGCGCGTCGATCGTCCACTGGCTGCTGGTCGGACCCTGCGGGGCACCGAGGGGCATGCGGTATCTCCTATTCGACGATGAAGCTGACGTGCATCCGTAGATTTCTGCCAGTCGCGATGTCCCCGGTCGACGTCCTCAGAGTGCAGAGGCCGTCGGTGCCGATAACGAACCCGCCGGTGGCGGTGCCGTCATCCCAGTCGCCGTTGATCGTGCCGTGCGTCGGCCGCCAGCCAGCGGGCGCGGTGCAGGCAGCCGTGTCCGGGAGATTTCCTGAGGTCAGCGCGATGGCGGCGCCTGTGCGCTGGACGTACATGTCCAACACGATCACGTTGCCCGACCTCGCGCCCCGGAAGTCGTTCACGCTGAATCCACTGGCCGCGACCAGCCCTGTGGTGGTGATGGTCGGGGTGTCAGTGAGCAGCCGTGCTGCGGTGATCCGCATACCGGCAAGCCACGCGGTCATGCAGGCCTCCTACAGGGCGACGATGGTGGGTTGAGCAAGCCGGACATCCGTACCGGCCGGATGGGCCTTGGCGATCCCGTTGACGCTGCGGGTGACGGTGAACCGCTGTGGGTTGACGACCTGGAAGCTGTCGAAGCGCGCTTGCGGGTTGACGTTGGTGTTCTCCGCAAACGCAGACGCGGTGACGCCGACGGCCCCGGACGCGATGGTGTTCGTGGTCACCGTGCCCTCGTGGTGCCACACCGTCGGCTCCTCCGTGCCTACCGGCCACACCCGCATCTGAACCCGGTGCCCAGTGAGCAAGACTCGAACTTCGAACTCAGTTCCAGCCGCGTACGTGTACGACAGAGTCGTGGTGCCGCCCACCTGCGTCGTACCCCGCGTGACAGAGGCGTACATCGCACCGGACGTCCCGAAATGCAGCCGCGCACGGTAGTAATCCGAGCCGTTGACGTAGCGCAGCAGCACCGCCGGCAGCATCGAAGACCCGGTCGAGACCTGGCCGGCCGACATGCGGCACCGCACCTCACAGTCCGCGATGTCTCCGACCGTCATCTGGAACCTGATGGTGGGCACCGGCGCGCTGAGGGTGAGGACGCCGCGGGCCCCGTCGACCGAGCGGTCCGCGGCTACTGCGCCGACCTCCGTCCACAGGTGGCCCGAACTGCTGGTGCCCCATGTGTTGGACAGGGTCCGGGTGAAGGTGTCGGTGCGGTTGGTCACGGTCACGGCGGTGACCACCTCACCGCCCACCCGCAGATCCATCGGGAAGTCGCTTGCCGTCGTCGTCCACACCGGGCCCACATCGGAATGGACCTCCAGCGCAGTCGCCGATGCGGTCGCCGCCGTGCTGAGCGTGGAGCCGTCCGTGTCCGCCCGGCCAAGGACCGCATCATCGACCACGCCGATGTTCCACGGTCCGGCCGGTGAGCAGAACAGGGTGAGGTCCCAGGTGAGGGGCCCGATGTTCTCCTGGTAGCCCTGGACCATCAGGTCCAGCGGTCCGGGCGGCAGGAACGGGGGCAGGTCGGTGATGCGGATGATGTCGCCGACGTCCAACTTCAGCACCTGGGGGATCAGCGCCGGGTACTTGTGGAGGAAGAGCCGTACGGACGGGTACCGGGCCTCGTCCCACGTGCCCAGGTGCGCACGCCACCCGGCGATCTGGACGGGCTGGTCGTCGGTGTGCAGGGAGACGCTGACTGACTCGTCGTAGATGCCGACGCCGGCCGGGGGCTGCTGCACGGACAGAGGGCCGTCCTCGATGACGACGCGCCCCGAGCTGCCGCCCTCCCGGTGCACGGTGACGTCGTTGCGGATCGCCCGGTCGTCGTCGACCGGCTCCAGGGGCGGCGCCAGTTGCCCGTACGGCACGGTCAGCACAGGCCGTTGGTTGTAGAGAGACGATCGGTCCCGGTACACCAGGCCAGTGGATTCCCGGTCCTCATACAGGAAGCCCATGTCGGACTCCGCGCACTCCTCCAGCAGCGTCAGCAGCGCGTTGGGGCGCTGTGGGCCCATCAGCTCGGAGTTGACCGTCGGATCGCCGTCGTACAAGGCGAGCGGCAGCCTCTCCTCGGCTGCCAGGCGCCTCAGCCGGTTGACCGCCGATTCACCGGAGAAACCGCTGTCGGCGCTCTCGTAGGTGGTGACGCCAGCGGCAGGAGGGGTGATCGTGCCGCTCACGCCGTTCCACACGGCGACGTGCCCGACCGCCATTCCGTCCAGGGCACTGCCCCATGAGGCGGTCACGTCGGTGGCCCTGCCCGGCGATCCGGAGTAGACGGTGCGCGCGTACCAGTAGGTGTTGGCTACGACATCGCGCCACGCGGCCGCTACGTACGTCTGCCCGTCAGCGTCTGCGGTGAAAATCTGGAGCCTGTTCCAGACGCCCGCGAAGTCGGCCAAGGCGCGGGGGTCCGTGTACTCGGCGTAAGCGACAAGCGCATCGTCGGGGTCGCGGATCTCCACCCGTACGGCCGCCGTGCTGACCAGGACCACGGCCGATGCCATGCCGAAAAGGCCCGTCCCGGCGACCTGCACCCGCATGACCTGCTGCATCGTGGGCGGCAGCGTCGGCAAGTTGTAGACCGCCTCGACATGCCACCCTTGCGTGTTCGTGCGGGGCACTCGACCGGCGATGCTCGCGGGCCCCTTGATCGTGGGCAGGGCCGATGACCCGTAGAGGCTGTCATCAGCGCCGAAGCTGAGGCCTTTCACCTTGAGGGGTGCAACCTTGGCGATGGGTGAGTACGCGTGTGTGGCGTCGCGGTCCTCCTCCATCGGCCAGTACGCGTTGGGGCTCCCGGACGGGATGCGGCGCCGGAGCGTCGAATCCAGGGCCTTCGTGCCCTGGCCCATGCGGCGCAGGGTCCCGGCCGCCTGCAAGGAGGCCCGTACGTCGTTCCCGGAAGCGTGCCAGCTCGGCGGCCACTCGGGGATGGCCTGGAGGAATCGGTACCACCGGTCAGCGATCGTCGCGTTCCCCGCGACGGTCCAGGTACGGCCGGCGCTGTCCACGAAGCTCCCGGCGCCAGCGGCCTGTGTGGTGAAGTTCGGGTTGGCGACGACCGTACCGCCGATGCCGTTACGGATCTGTGCAGCTGCGATCTGGCCCACAGGAGCCAGGTACGTCAGGCTTTGGATCTGCCCCACGTCCAGCGGTGCGGTGCTGGCGAACACCGACGTGACACCTGCGGTGACGGTGGGGGTGCCGAGCTGTACCCAGGTCCCGTTGATGGTGTCGGAGGTGTAGAAGGTGACGGTGTGCCCGGTCGAACCGTTGTCGACGTCGAGGGTCACGCGCAGGGCGAGTCGCCGCGACAGTGGGATGGGCAGCGTGGTGGAGGAGCGTTCCAGAACGTCGGTGCCGGTCGTGGACCAGGCGAGGTAGGCGAACCCGTTCTGGATCACCAGTCGGTAGGAGCGCTGGTTGCTGGCGGTGTCGTACTTGCCGATCAGACACGTCGCCGTGGTCGTCCCCCAGTCGTCGAGGCGTGCCTCCACCCGGATGTCGAGGTCTCCCGTGATGTCGAGCGAGGCGTGATCGGGCGTGGACGCACGGTCCCCCGAGCTGTCCGCGATGCGCAGGTACGACGGGCCCGCCACGCTCATCCTGGCCGGTGTGTTCCGGCCGAGGAGCCCGAAGTTCGGGCTGTTGGGGTTGCGGTTGGAGTACTTGCCGCCGGGGCTCGCCACTGTGAAGCTGGCCGCCCCTGGGTCCACACGCACAGCGCCCTCCCGGCGCCCCCGCGCATGCGTGATCTCAGTGCCCGCGGCCCGCACATCAGCGGTGACGTCCACCCACTGGCCGCCGATCTGGAACTCCATACGCGCGCCCGGCACCGGCATGGTCTACCTCCTCACTGTCCGAATGCGGTTTGCACGCTGCCGCGCCCGTCGGTCTGCACGATCTTGCGGATGAACCGCTTGACCTCTTCCGGCCCGGCCAGCTCGATACGGACCGTCGTCACCCCACCCACGGGCGCCGCTCCTGCCCGGCCGCTCGTCATTCCCGGCAACGCCTGGGGCATTCCCGCCAACTGACCGCCAGGCATCCGGAAGGGCGGCGCGGACAGGCCCGCGAATGCCTGCTCCGCGGCCCCCATCAGGGTGGTGGCTGCCGCGCCCACGGCGCCCGTACGACTGGCCAGGCCAGCCGCCACCGCCTCACCCATGGACTGCCCCGAGTACAGCGTCCAGCCCTTCCCGGCAAAGGGGCCTTCCTTCGCGGGGCTGAAGGGGAAGTAGTCCCGCGCCGCAGACATCAGGCTGCTTGCCGCATTGCGGACAGAGGAAAGCATCGACCTCAGTCCGTCGATGAATCCCTGCACCAGCGATCGGCCAGAGTTGTAGAGAGTCGAGCCAAGGTTCCCCAGGGCGGACCGGATCGCGCCGGGGAGCTCACCGATCTTCTGCCCGGCACGCTGCCGCAATTCGCTCATCTTCGCCACGAAATCGTTACGCATTTCCGCACCCTTGACGGAAATATCGCGACGCATCTGTCCCAGCTTCTCCAAGGCCTTGGCCTTAATCTGCGTCCAGATCTCGCCGAGCTTCTGCCGGAGGTTATCGCCCAGTTCCCTCATCCGTCGTGCCGCTTCACCAAAGTCACCGCGCATAACGGAGGCAAGGATTTTGATGGCCGGGATGACGACAGTGTTCAGGAGAATCGCGATGCCCTGAAGGGCGCCGGACAGGCCACCCGCCAAGAACGCCGCGACCTCCGCGACGACCGGCAGCACATCTCCGGCACACATCGTGGTGAATTTGAAGAGCATCAGAAGCACAGGTGCCAGCGCGACGACCAGGTCAGCAAAGGCCGTTGACAGTTCGACGAGGCTGGGGGTCAGCTCGACGAGGATTTCCGTCAGGAGGGGGAACAAATCCTGGGCCAGCTGAACGAACGGCACCGTGAGCGCCTCGACGAGGGGTGTCAGGGCCGCCAAAATCGGTGTGAGGACAGCACCCAAAGTTTCGGCGAGTTGCCGCACGAACGGTGCCGCCGCCTCGAAGATCTGGCGTAGCGCCTCGAAGAGCGGGATCAGCGCGGGCAGGAGAGCGGCGACCAGCTCACCCCCGACCGTGAGCAGCGGCGCCACAGCTCGGATCAGTGACCCGAACGCCTTCGCCAGGGAGACCAGGACCGGGCCGAGCGCGTCGATCACTGGTTTCAGGCCCGCGCCGAGGGCCTTAACGGCCTCCTGAATGGGCGGTCCCAGCGCCTCGAAGACGGGCCCAATGATTTTGAGCATGTCGACGAGGAGCGGGGCAACGGTCGTCGCGACGACCGCCATGGTCTTGAAGATGGCCTTGAGGCCGCCCTGGATCTCCGGGGAGGCGAACGCGTCGGCGAGTGCCCCGGTGATCTCCTTCAGTACGCCGATGAACCCGCCGCCGGAAGCCTGAGCCGCGCTGAAGATCGAACCGATGACCTGGAAGACGTTCCCTGCGATTTCCGCGAGGTCGCCGATGACTGTGATGGCCTTCTCGATGGACTTTTCCATCGCGCCGGACTCGAACGACTGGGTGAACTGCTTTGAGAAGCGGTCGAATGCCTTCCCGGCGGCCTTCGTGAGCCGGTCGAAAGACGGCGCCGCCGCAGCTGCCACCTGCGTCAGTCCGGTGACCAACTGGCCCGGAACGCGAGAGAGGTTTTTCAGCCCGGCCGTTGCCCCGCCGATAGCCTTGCCCAGGGTGCCGTTCTTGGACAGGGTGATCGCTGCGGCACCAACACCCTTTCCCATCGAGTTAAGGGCGCCACCAGCCTCCAGCAGTCCCTTACGGACAACCGGCAGCGTCGACTTGCCCATATCGCGCAGGGTCTTGTCGAAGCCTGAAAAGAGCTTGTCCTGGACATCCTGTTGGAGCTTTTTGAATGCCGGGGCGAGCGTCTTTACTTCGCGGGCGAATGACCTGGCATTCGGGGAGAGTTTGGCGATGGCCTGCTCGAACTCGGCAGCCTTCGAGGGGTCCAGAGCCGCCGACACGGCGTCTTCGACGCCGACCATGCCGAGCTTCAGCGCCGTGGTCGCCAACTTGACCGCGAGCAGCCCCGTGACCGCCACACCGGCCGCCGGCGCGACCTGCGCCAGCGTCGCCCCCAGCCCAGCGACCAGTGGCACTGCGGCACCGACTTGCGCCGCGATGGTGCCGATCGACATCGCTACGCCACCGAGCCCGCCGGCCGCACCGACCAGCCGACCGAGGCCGAGCTGGAAGCCGCCCGCGCCCTGCTCGGCCCGGCCGAATCCAGCTGCGGCCTGCTCGCCGAGGCTGACGAACCGGCCGTTGATGTCCCGCAGGCGCCCGTTGACGTCCCGCTGGAAGCCCCGCATCCGGTCTTCGGCGCCAGCCAGCCCCTGCCGCATCCCGGTGTCGTCTGCGCGGATGTGGCCGACGAGATCACCGATGGTCAGGGACATGGCGCTGCCCTCCTACGTGGGTCAGGAGCGCAAGGCGCGCCGGATCTGCTCGGGGTCGTCGACGATGTGGAGCTCGTCGCCCGCTGCCCGCCGGAAGGCGGCTTCGGCGGTGAGGCCGGTGAGGAGGTCGTAGAACTCGGTGCGACCTATGCGCGCGAGCTCTTCCGTGCCGATGCCGTACTCGCGGCGGAAGTCCGCGCGGACCGCCCACCAGTGCTCGCGGACGGCTTTCTGCGTGCGGCTCGGTTCTGGCCGCTCGGTGCTTTTCCCTCGCCCTGCGCGCTCATGACCGCCTCGTACGCCTCGGCGAACGTCAGCGGTTTCCCAGAGGCGTGGGCCATGCCCCAGGCGAGGACGGTCTGAAGCTCAGTGAGTCCCATTCCGGCGTCGCGCCACGCGTCGAGGTGGTCGGCGCCGAAGAGCATGCCGAGCAGCTCGCGGATGTCCTGTTCTGCGGAGGACTCGCGGAGTTCGCTGATCCGCATCTCCATCGCCAGCGGCACGTCCGTCGGGATGGTGACGGTGACGCCGCGGATCGTCTCTGTCTTGCCGCCGGAGACGGTCGCCCAGAAGGCGTCGAAGGACCCTGCGGCGGGGGTCTTGCGGGCGGTCATGCCTTGGCCGCCGTGGTGTTCGGGCCGGACCGGGTGAACACGGCGGACCAGGTGACCTTGCCGTTATTGCCCTCGCCCTGGTCGCCGAGGTTCACGTGGGCCTTGGCCCACACTTCCCAGGTGGTGTCGTCCTTGTGGGCGAAGCGGAAGCCGGACAGGGACTCTTCGCCGAGGCGCTCGGAGAGACCTTCGACGAGCTTCTGTCCGGGGTCCAGGGCACCGGTGACGGAGTCGCGCAGCCGGAACCCTTCGAGGGTCATGGTCTTGGCGATCTGCATCTTCTGGCTCTCGGCCTGCCCTGCGGAGCCGAACGTGGTGGTGTCGGCAACCTCCTCCTCGTGGGTCTTGGAGAAGGTGTTGATGCCTGTCGGGGCGATCGCGACCCAGGTTCCGGGCGCGGCGTAGTCCTCGATCTGGAACACCACGTCGCGGGCGTTGTACTTGATCACTGCCATGTCTGCCTCCGGGCATGACGAAGGCCCACAACCGGGGCGGTTGTGGGCCTGAGAAAGAGGGGGTGGGTCAGACGCGGTGCGTCGTGATGTTGCGGATCTCCATGCGGAAGTTGCAGACGTGCTCGTGCCGCCCCACCGAGTCCACGCCCATCGACGCGGGCGCGGCCTGGAGCGCGACGGACAGGATCAGCTGAGTGCCGTCCGGCAGGACGACCGGCCCGAGGCCGTGGAGCTCGTCGCGGATCGCCGCGCACCGCTGGCGGCTGATCTTTGGGTTCTTGGTGCCCCGCACACGGAGCTGGACGTTGGGTTCGTCGTAGCCCAGCAGGGAATCGGACTCGCCGCCGCCGTAGATGGTGAAGACAATCACGGTGTCCGGGCTGCTGGGCATCGACTCGATGAACGTGTCACCCGACGCCGCGGTCTCGTCGTAGGTGAGCAGCCCCCGCACCTCGCAGTGCCGGGCGAGCCCATCGAGGAAGTCAGCCACGCAGCCACCTCCGCAGCCCCACGGCCATCAGATCGAGCACGACATCGCGCTCCGAGTTCATGGGAATTTCGAGGTACTTCGCGCTGCGCCCTGGCAGGTGCCGCCACGTCAGCTCCTCGTGCTGGCGGACCGCGTAGACCGTGTCGAACGTGACCGCCCCGTTCAGGCCGTCCCTGGTCACCCGCCCCGAGCGCTCCAGCGTCCCCTCGTCGAGCGGCACGATCCGCCGAGCTTCCCCCAGGACGTGCTCCAGCCCGCGTTGCAGGCCTTCCCCCGCCAGGCGCCGGCCGCGGGAAGTCCACTGCCGCTGACCGTCAAAGCGGAACGTCGTGTACTGCCCCATGACCGCCTCCTCTCAAATGAGTTGGACTTCGAGGTGGTCGGGTGTCGGCAGGCTGCCGCCGTCGCGCTTGAGCGCGGTGATGACGGTGGTCTGCCGCCCGCCGGGCAGGGTCACGCGGGACTCTGCTGGGCAGACCGTCTCCAACGGGGCGTACAGCGTGGACGACGACGTGGCCTCCTCTCCTGCCTTGTTGCGGACGGTCTTGGTCTGCTCGTCGAGGAAGCACCGCACCGACACAGGAGCGGCGTACAGGGGCTCGTATGCCGAATCCCCCAGGTACGCCTCCACCGTGACCGTGTGCACCAGCAGGAAGGCAGGCAGGCTCATGTGCACACCGCCCCGAGCTGGAACAGGTCCGCGGTCAAGTCCGGGGACTGGAGTGCGTCCCATACCTCCGGCGCGATCTGCCGGCCGGGGGCATCGTCGCCGGACACGGCGGTGACCGACCGGGACAACTTGACCGAGCCGATCTCCACCGTGCCCCACCCGACCGCGGCCGCCCCCGAGGTGTCGCCGACATCCACGCCCCACTTCACCTGCGCGCACACCGCATCCCGGAACGCCTCGATCACCAGGGCGTTGGACGGCAGCCCGGTCGCTTCGACGACCTCGTACCAGCACAGCCGCAAGACCTTGCTGTCGAGGAACTTGGACGCCTTCGCGAGCCGCGCATCGATGTCCGCGGGCGGCGGCGCCCCGGTGTACGTCGCGTACTGCGCGGACGTTGCGTAGATCCGGGCTGCCACGGCACCTCCTACGCGCTCGCGCCGACGATGACGATGTCGTACGTGACCGGCGTGCCCGCGCCGGAGTTGGCGACCTTGAGCAGGTCCCCGGTGCCGGCGGTGACCGCGTACGCCGTGGCGTCCGCCGCTCCTGCCATCAGGCCCATGCTGGCGCCCGGCCGCAGCGTCAGCGTGCCTGCCGCGCCGAGCAGCGCCGCCCACGGGTTCGTCGCCGCCGCGCCGATGACGACGTTGTTCGTGTTGGTGATGTCGGCCGCGATGAACAAGCCCTTCACCTTGACGAACGTCAGAGCGGCGCCGAAGGCGTCGAGCAGGACGCCGGCCAGGTCCAGATCCTCGGTACCGCTGGCCGCCAGGGTGCGCCGGTCGTGGAAGGCCCGGTCTGCCTTCCCTGCGGCGGTGCCGTCCTCCAGGTGCACGCCCCGACGGAAGGCCAGCTCGTCCGCTGCGGTGGTCAGGTCCAGGACCTTGGTCTGGCGGACACTCGCCGTGATGCCGAGATCCGTGACAACGGCCATTACTCAGCGACCTTCCCGGCGTTGTAGCGGTCGGCGAGCTCGTCGCGGGTCGCCCGGTCGGCGTCCTCCTCAGACATGCCCTGACCGATCGCGTACGCCTTCCAGTCCGCCTTGCTGGCCTTGCGCGTCGGCGGGTTGTCCTGCGGCTCCACCTCGGTCACCGGCACCAGGCCGTCACCGCTGGGGTCGGCGACGACCGGGGGCGCGCCGATACCCGGTGCGACGACCTCGGGGCCGTGTGGGTTCGCTGCGCCCGCGTTTGACGGCGGGACGTCACCCGGACGCGGGTCGACCGCAGCGTCCCGCAGCGGCGATGTGTCGCCCACGTGGCGCACGAACCGCGGGTCGGCCACCGGCGTGACACGGGCGGCGGGCGGCGGGTCGGTCATGGTCTGGCCGTCAACCGTGTACCCGGCGCCCTGGCAGTACGAGATGACGGCGAGGCTGTCGGTCTCCGCCACGCCGTCCTGGAAGTGGATGCCGCCGGGGCCGGGACCGGTGTAGGTCTTGTCCGGCGATTCGATGCGTGCCATGTCAGTGCCCCTCTCAGGCGGACTTGATGTTGCGGAAAACCCCGGCGGCCTTGGTGGCCTTCAGGACGACCGCGAGCGGCCCCATTTCGACCTCGCCGGTCTTGACCGCGCCGGCGCGGTTGAAGTCGGGCAGCCACGTCTCGACGAGGTCGCCGACGATCGACGCCCCGTGGAATCCGTCCATGCCGTAGCGGACGGCGTACAGGTCACCAAGGTTGGAGATGGAACCACCGGCGCCGCCGCCGTCGGTGTCGCGGGAGACGAGGCCGATCACGTCGTTGTTGGACCCGGCCTTCGACTTCAGGTCGACGAGGTCGATCCCGTTGTAACGGGTGATCGGACGGCCGAAAGCGTCCTCACTCTTCTCGTACTGGTCGCTCCAGACAGCGAGGGTCTTGAAGTAGGCGAGGGTCTTGCGGTTCCCGTAGATCACGTCTGGGATTTCGTCGAGGGTGGCGAGCCACGAGTCGACGTGCCGAAGCTGGGTGAGCGCCGCGGCCTTGTCGGCGACGGTCGTCCAGTCGACGTATCCGGCGGCGACGCCGTTGTTGAGCGGCAGGTACTCGGTCGCGGTGCCCGTCAAGATCTTCGACAGGCCGTCGAAGCCGTTCGCGTCGACAGCCGTGTCCCCGTTGATCACGACATCGGCGAACTTCGCCCGCGCCGCCTTGATCTTCTGGGACATGTTCAGCGCGACCGCACCCGACGCCGCAGCGCCGAGCCGGGCGACCACACGGTCCACCTGGAAGCTACCGCCGAGGGGCTTAAGGTCCACGGTGTACCGCTGCGTGGTGACCTCGGTCGGGGTGTACTCACTGTTGATCGCACGGAAGTCCGCCGACACCTGCGTGATCAGGCGCCGGTATCCGTACGTGAGGGTGTCGCCGCCGGTCGGGGACACGACGTCGTCGAAGGTCATCCGGTTGAGGATGTCCGAGCTCTTCTGGAACTCGTCGATGACGTTGACGTCCACGTCGTCCTGCGCGTTGAGCTTCGCCTCCGCAAGGGTGACGGGCATGAGGTGCTCCTAGGGTTTCAGCCGCCCATCTGGGCGGCGATGGCGTCGTGCAGTGAGGTGGGGCGGTTCTTGGTGCCGGGCCCGCCGGCGAAGTCGCCCCCGCCCCGCCGTCCGAGCGCCTGGCCCGTGCGGAGCTGCTGGTTGTTGTCGACGGCGGCCTTGATCGCGTCGTCGAGCTTGGTGGCGAAGTCCGCTGCTGAGGGGTCCAGCCCCTTGACGGACTCCAGGAAGCTGCGGGAGTCGAGCAGGGCTGCCGGGTTAGCGTCGTGCTTCCCGGCGGCCTTGTAGGCGGCCAGCTCGATGGACAGGGCCCGGTTTGTGCCCTCCAGCTCACCGATGCGGCCGGTCTGGGTCGTGATGGTCCGGGTGAGCTCGGCAGGGTCGGCAGGCTTGTCGTCCTTGACGAGTCCGAGGGCCTTCCCGATCTCCTGCGCCAGCTCCTGACGCGCTTCGTTCGCCGCGTTCTGCTTGGCGGTCGTGCGCGCCTTGCCGGCCTCCGAGCGTGCGTCGGTGAGGGCCTTCTGAGCCCAGGGCGGCAGGGACTTGATGTCCTCGCTGCCGTCGTTGCCCTTGCCCTCTCCGGACGCTGATCCGGACTGTCCGGACTGCTGTCCGCCCTGGCCAGAGCTCTGCCCCCCGGACCCGGCACCTGCCTGTCCGGAGCCTCCGGACTCACCGGATCCGGACTGTCCGCCGGATCCGGACTCGCCTGCGCCCTCGCCGCTGCCACCCGCGATGGCGTAGATCGGCGATCCGCTGCGGCGCCAGCCCAGGATCGTCCCAGCGGCGTGCGAGGCGAGCGGGTGTCGGAAAGGGGTGGTGTGCATGTGCCCTCCAGGGGCGCATCGGGCCCGCGCCAGGCGGGCGAGAGGCATGGCTCCGACGTACTGTCGGCTCATGGCAATTTCAGTCGTTCTTACGTCGCAGTCCTGGAAGGTCGGGGCTGAGCAGTCCCCGTCTTTCCCGGAGGACCATCGCGGAGTCGTTGCTGGCGGCGTGCTGGCCGTCCAAAATGCCGAAGGTGCCATCGTCGTCATGTACGGCGCGGGGGCCTGGGCTGAGGCCAGAGGGGACGTGAGGTTCAGAGCGGGCTAGCGCGCTGCACCGATCTGCTCGCGGGCAGGCTTGCGGCGTAGGTGCGGGTGGGCGGCGACGTGCTTGCGCTGCTCCGCCTGCCACGCACGGACCTTCGCGTTCGCACGCGCGCGGGTCTGCTCGTCCATGGCGACCGCCGTCCGCCTTTTCCAGGCGCGGATGTGCCTCTCAATCTCCCGCTGCCGCTGCGTGTCCTCGTACGTCGTGCCGGGCGTCGCGTGGTGCGGTGGCCGGCTCGTCACACCAGGCAGATACGCGGCCAAGCTGTGACGGCAGTTCGGATGAAACAGGCCGGCCGCGCGCGCCTCGGTGAGGCTTCCGGCGACGTGAACAGCGACCGTGCGGGTGCGGGCGAGAAGCCGTGTCGACTGGATCGTGTGCTCGGCGCGGATCGTGTGCGGTCCGGACTGCCGCCCCAGGGTGAGGACTTCCCCCTCCCACTGGCGACACAAGGGGCACTCCAGCGGCGCATCGGAGACGATGACCAGTCCCACTCGGATCTCCGCGAGGGCGTCGATGTGTCCCTCGATCGCGGCGCGCGCGGTGACGGAGCGGACGGCCATCTCCGCGTAGCTGGCCAGCTCCCAGGAGCGGCCGGCGGAGTCGACGAAGCCAGTGACGCCGCGCTGGGCGAACTGGTCAAGGGCCCGCTGCGACGCCTGGCGTCGAGTGAGGCCGCCCAGGAGTACGGAGGCGGAAGAACGGGAAACAACTGACCGGTAGGTGTCCAGCACGGCGCGCGTGATTCGTACGTACAGCGGGCGAGTGTCCTCGGCGTACGACGCGGCCAGCCGGTCAACGGCAGGCGCTCCAGGGAGCACCCGGCGGGCTTGTAGTTCCCGGCCGATGTCCAGCGCGCCCAGCTCGGCGACGGCCGCTTGCCGGCCCCGCCCGTATGCCTGGGCGAGCGCGACCGCTACGGCTCCGTTCGCGTCGGTCTGGAGCGCGGTGGCGATCTCCTCCACGGCGGCCCGAAGGTCCCCGATGCTGCGGAGCTTGATCTCCGCCCACAACGGGGAGTCGATGCCCTGCTCCAGCGCGGCCCGAAGCTTGTCCAGGAGCGCCAGCTCGGCATCCTCGTACAGCACGGTGACCGCGGCTGCGAGATCCTCAGCGAGCGCCGGGGAGACTGGCATCCTTCGCCTCCTCTCCACCCTGGCCGAACCCCGGTGCTCCGGGGCCCTCGGCGCCGGTCATCATCGGATCGGCGACCAGCTGCCCGGTCTCCTTCAAGATCCGGTCGGTCTCCTCGCGGACGGCCGTGTCGTCCAGGTCGGGATTGCGTAGCCGCACTTTTGCTTCGGTGCTGATGGCCTGCGCGCGGGCGAGTAGCTCGATGGTCTCGGCGAGCGCCTTCGGGTCCTCGCTGACGGAGTCGCCGAACTCGATGCGCGGCCGCGACGGCGTGACGCTGCTGAATCCCAGTCGCTTGTCGAGCTGGAGGACTGCGAACGCGAGGTCGCCGAGGGGCGGCTTCTGGTATCCGGCCTTCTGATCACGGGTGATCATGCTCTTGCGCTCGCGGGCGACAACTTCCGTCGCTGTGACGGCCGTCGAGTCGCCAAGCCCAAAGGATTGTGCCGAGTAGCCAGCCGCCTGGACGGCTTGCCGCGTCAGGGCATTCCAGGTCTGCTCATGCTCCTGCACTCGGATCGCGAACTGGTTGAGCGTCAGGCCTTCGCCGGACGTCGGGGAGGCGTTGATGCCGGTCCAGACCTCTCGGTCGTCGTCGAAGAACGCACCCTCGCCCGGCCCGAGGTTGGTGAGCATTCCGTTGGGCGCGATGATGCGGGACTTGGCGAGCTTGATGTCCCGCATCCACGACGTGTAAGTCTCGTCGAGGCTCATGAACAGGTCCCGGACGCCGTCCGACTGCCAGTCGCTGCGCCCGAGCATCGAGCCGCGGTACTTCCGGTTGGGCCGAATGTTGGGCACGTAGACGGCGGTCAGGCCCTTGATGCCGGTGCTGATGGTGTCGCCGGGGCCGTCCGCGTCAAGGGATTCGGCGATCGGCTCCAGGGACGTGTCTTCGGACAGCGGTACCCGGTGCCCGAGGTTCGACTGCGTGCCCTGGTAGAGAGCATGCAGGATTTTGCCGGGTTCGTGGCGCTCCAGGTGCCGCAGGACGATCGCCCCGTCGTTTTGCACCTCGCGCCACATGGTGACGCCGGTCAGGATGCCGTATGAGAAGTCCGGCAGGGCGCCGTCGGCGTGCGCGGCGGTGATCAGGGGCCGGTCTGCCAGGTCCAGGTTCCAGGTGGCTCGCAGAACCCCACCGCCAAGAGCGGAAGTTACCTCGGCGCTCTCTCGCAGGACGTTGTTCAGCCCGCCCTCGTCGGTGATCTTGTCCCATCGCTCCTGCGTGGCGTCGTCCTCGAACGTGAACGTCGGCGGCTCGGAGTACAGCAGGGAGGCGGAGGTGGCGGCGATGTCCTCAGCGAGCGGGACATGCAGGCGACCGTCCTTCTTCCCGAACGGCTTGGGGCGCTCCCAGAACCGCCAGGGCCGGCCGTTCTCGTCGCGCCGGTTGTCGGGGGTGCCGTACGCCTTTGCGAGCTTCTTCCGGTCGCCGCTGTACCAGGCGTCTTCGATGCGCATGTCGGCGAGCTGCTCGGCGTACTGCTTCGGCGGCCACGGGACGTTGTTCTCAGGCAGGGGCATCGGGCGTGTCCTCCTGCATCCTGGCGTCCATCTCGTTGGCAGTGGCTCGCAGGGCGGCAGCGATGTCCGTCAGGGTCAGCGTCGCCATTCCGGTGCTGTCCACAGACACGACCACTTCGCCGATTTGAGTCTCGCTCCCGTTACCGACGCGCAGGTACACCGGGATGGGCAGCGTCGCAGCCATCAGGCGGCCTCCTCGGATTCCACTTCCTGTGCGCCTTGTCGAACGTCTACTTCGTGGGCGAGGAGTTCGATGATGATGAGGGGCCGACAGTTCGCCTCCGTGCGTACGGTCACAGCGCGTACGCCAGGAATGGGCTGTCCGTCCAGCTCGACAGTGCCGTGGCCGCTCGCGTTGAGCCTGACCTTGGCCAGCTTCGGGATCACGCGGCCACCTCCTCGTAGTCGATCAGGCCGCGCCACTCGTGCGCGGTGCTGTGCAGGGCGTACCGGAGGGCGTCCGCGCTGTGGTCGTCCATCTTCAACGGCCGGTCCTCACCACGCTCGGCCGCCTTCTCGTCCCAGGCGTAGCCGGGCAGCTCCCCGAGCAGACCGGTACAGGAGCGGTGGACGCGGAGCAGACCGGAGCCCAGCGCCACGGACACGGACCGGATGCCGTCGAGGACGTCGTTGACGGCCGGGGCGATGCCGGGGACGCGTTCGGTCCACAGCTGGTTCATGAAGGACGCCGCGGACGGGTCCACGAAGATCCACTCGGGCCGTACGCCGCGCGCTGCGCCTTGCTCGCCCGGCCGGCGGACCGACGCGAGCCACTGCCGCACTCCGGCGCTGTACTGGGCGTCCGTGAGCTGCCGTAGGGCCGTTTTGGAGTCGTGCCGGTACTCGGACACGGCGTACAGGTGGTTGTCCTCGCCCTGCCCTATGAGCACGGCGGAGAACGGGTTGACGGTGCCGTAGTCGATGCCCACGGCGGTCCAGCGACGCATGTACGGCAGGAGGTCGACGACGTGCCGGTCCTCGTCGAACATGTCGTAGACCGCACCGCTGGCCAAGCACCACTCGCCGAGGATGAACCGCTTGTACCAGAGGCCGATGTACTGGGCTTTCAGGCGGGCGACGAACCCAGGGTCCAACGTCGGGTTGTCGTCCAGGGTGAAGTGCCAGTTCGTCAGGCCCACCTCAGCGCCGCGGAGGATGAAGTCCTTCCGGAGCCAGTGAAAGGGCCCGTCAGGGTTCGTCGTGGCCAGGAGCCGGGACTCCGCGCCCACTCGGAGGCGGGACAGCAGCATCATCCAGAACGAATGCGGGAGCAGCGTGGCCTCGTCGACGTAGGCGAGGGCGATCGTCGCACCGCGGATGCGTCCCTCCGCGCGAGCGTCGCTCGCGCCGACCAGGTGGACCGTGCGGCCGAGGATGACGGCCGTGGTGGACCCGGTGGTGTGGTGGACGTGGCGCGCCAGGGGGCCGAACAGGTGGCTGCTCTGGAGCGGGTCCAACAGGTTGCGCTCGATGGTCTGGAGCGTCCGGCCCACGATGACGATCAGCCCGTGGTCGGGGGCCACCGTAAGCCGGATCAAGAACGCCAACAGGGACGCGATGGTCTTGCCCGACGAGACAGCCCCCGACCACAGGGCTATCGGCGCGTCCTGCGACTCGACAACCGACGCAATCTGCTTCGGGGACAGGGGCAGCGGGACGTCACGGAGCATCACCGTCCCCCTCGCCTGCGGCCTCCTGCGCCCGCTGCCCGCGGTACACGTCAGCCAGGCCGCTCATGAGCTGGCCGACCATGGAGCGGGCCTGCTCGGCTCCTCCGTCGTCGGTCGGCGGGACCAGGCGCAGCGACTGCGCGGCGGCCGCGGTGGCCGCGGTCATCAACTGCCGCTTGTCGGAGGCCGGCGGCTCGTCGACGGGCCGCTCGTTGTAGGTGTTCTCCTTGCCGCCGAAGCTGTAGACCACCGACGGCTCCCACACCTGCGCGGAGAGGCGCAGCGCGTCGTCTACGAGGGCGTCGGCGAGGATGGTGCGCTTCTCTTCCAAGTCCGCCTTGCGGGCGCGGGTGGCTTCCTCGGTGGCGGTGCGGTCGAAGGACAGGTTCATCCTCGCGGCGTGGACGCTGATGGTGCGCAGCCCGCGGTTCATGCGGCGGGCGATCTCGTTGCGGCCGTGGCCTTCCGCGTGGAGGCGCCGCAGGGTTTCCAGCTCTTCCTCGGTCACTGGGTTCGTGGTCTGGTTCGCCACGGTCACCTCCGGGCACGCAAAAGCCCCCGCTGGTGGCGGGGGCTGGTGTCTTTGTTTCCGGGCATGCCGGATCTGCGGTCAGGATGACGGATGATCGCGAGTTTTGCAACTACATCCGTAGTGGGGAATGAGAGCGCCCCGCCGGGTGGAGGCGACGGGGCGCTAGTACGGGCGCGCCGAGCGGTAGGCCGACGTATCTCGGCTGTACCGCTACGCGCTACAAACGCGCAGTGGCCCCTACGCGCACCGTGCGGGCGACGGTACGCCGGTACCCCGCCTGTGTGTAGCCCTTGAACGCAAGAGAGGTCCCTCCACAGCACCCCTGTGGAGGGACCTCATGCCGGGCGTTACCCGGCGCGCAGCTGCCAGTGTGGCAGGCGGTCAGCGCTTCTCGTCAGGCTTCGGCTGAACGGGCTTGGTGTATCCGCCGGTGCTGCCCGCGTACTGCCGGGAGTGCTGCGGCTCGGCCTCGGCCCGCTTCTCGTCGCGGGTGGGCATGGTCTTGCGGAGTGCCATGATCGGTCCTGTCTCGTGTGATCGGGATGGGAACCGGGGCGGCCGTTCGCCTGGCAGTGAGCCGGCCGCCCTGGGGTCTCGGTGAGCGCAACGCCCGGTAGATGGCGGGTAGATCCGCCGGTAGACGGCGGTAGAAACCGCAGGTAGATGCGGGGTAGACGGCCTACGCGGCGGTCTCGTCAACCACGGCGGGGGAAGGGGCCGTCAGGTCCTCCCGGTGCACCCCCCACGTCACCCGCTTGTCCACCTTCACGGACCGCCGGACGGGCACCCCAAGGGCCCCCAGGCGAGTGCGGAGATCGCCCACCGTCCAGCCCATTCCGTGGCCCCTCTCCTGGAGGTGTGCCAGGGCGGTGGACAGGTGCACCCCGGTGCGGTCCCCGACGAGGTCCCGGAGGAGCTCGCGGACGGCCTCCACATCGGGCTCCGCGGGGGGCTCGTCGGCGGCCTCGGTGGTGGGTGCGGAGCGCCACGCGGCGCGCATCCACAGGCCGGTGATCAGCCACAGCAGCGACGGCACCGCACGGACCATTCGCCACGCCAGGTAGGCGCCCCCGAGGAGCAGGCACAGGCGCACCACGGAGCCGGGTCGCGACCCTGCTGCCCGCACCCACGCGGCCGCGCCCCGCACGAGAGCGGTCGTGCCGCGGCTGAGGCGGTCGGCCGCCCGCTGGTGCCACCTCACAGGACGCCGCCGCCCTCGACTGTGGTGCGCAGCATGATGCCGGCCGTGTTGATGACGTCGGGCACCCATGCCAGGGCCCCGGCGATCCCTGCGGTGAGGCACAGGGTCACGCCGCACATGGCGCCACCCGCGTACCGGCGCTTGTCGGTCTTGCCTGCGGTCTTCCAGGCGATGAAGACGCCGCACGTGATCAGGAAGGTGACCGCGGCGCCTTCGGGGGTGAGGGTGCCGAGGGTGCCGGTGCTGATGGTTGATCCTCCGGTGCCGGTCGTGCCTCCGACGACCTTGTCCCCGGCTCCGTTGACGATGCTGACGAGGCGCCCGGCGAGGAACCCGAGGATGCCGCCGACGCACATGGTGGACAGTGCGCCGAGGGAGAACCCGGAGCCGAAGGGGATCAGGGCTTTCGGGTCGCGGCTCCCCTTCCACCAGGGGCGCAGGTTGGCCCACAGGATGGCGAGGGAGAGGGCGAGGCCGCCCATAGTCAGGCCGGTCACGGTCGTACTCCAGTCGTCCAGAGAATCGGGTCGTACCAATGCATGGCGCCGAACAGACCGATGAAGGTCACGGCGGTGCCGGTGAGAGCGAGGAGGGAGCGGCGGCGGGCGCAGCGGTGCGCGGCCAGGGCGAAGCAGCCGAACGCGAGGCCGTAGCCGACGCCCATGTGCATCTGCCTGGCCTCACCGACGGTGTAGGCCCACGTCGTGCCGGCGCTGTATCCGGTCCAGGGGATCGGGACGGCTGCTGCGGCGAGTGCTGCGCCGATCTTCCACGGAGGAGCGATCCCGAGGACCCAGCCGGTGATCCGCTCCCACCGGGACGGATCTGGATCAGGGTCCGGGCTGGTCAGAACGATCTCGTGGACGTGCCGCACCTCCACGATCCGGGGCTCCGAAGGGGGAGCCGGGAAGGGGAGGGGGCCGGCGGGCGGTGGTGCTGTCGGCGGGGGCGGCGGCGGGGTACGCCACGGCGGGGCTTCGTCCGGCTGCGGGGAGCGGGCGGGGAGCGGCGCGCCGGGCGGGATGATGCGGGTCGGGGTGATGGGGCGGTCCACGTCGGGGTCCTTCGGTGGCAGAGGTGGAGTGAGGGCATCGCCGAGCCGGACGAGGTAGTGGCGTATCCGGGCCTCGTCCGGGCCCAGCTCGGCGGTCATCAGCCAGCGATCCGCAGGGCGCGGAGGTACCGGTCCACGGTGTCCGGGGAGGGGGCTTTGCCGGTGACCTTGGCGACGTAGCGGGTGGCGCTGTCCTTGTCCCGGAATCCGGCGTCCCACGCGATCCGGACCGCGTCCTTCGTGTTCACAGTGCCGGGGTGAAGTTCGAGGACATCGGCGTCCGGATCGTCCGTGGACTGTCCGGACTGGTCCGGATCGGCCTCCGGATCGGATCCGAGGGCGATCCGCTCGGCCGCCACGAGCCCTTGCGCTCGCTGCACCTGACGCCGCACCGGCACCAGGGCCAGACTCGCGCCGGCCTCGGCCAGCTCCTGGCGGATGAACTCGCGGGTGCGTCGGTCCAGCGGCGGGGCCTGGTGGCTCAGGACGACGGTCCACAGGCCCTTGGCGAGGCCGGAGACGACGGCGCCGACGATCCCGATGACCTCGTGCCCGGACAGCCAGCCGTGCGCAGCGACGGCGACCATGGCCACGAGGAGCGCACCGTGGCCGGCACGGCGCGGCACCTTGGCTCGGTCCTGGTCGTAGCGGGACAGCCACTCGACGGCCATGCACGCGATCCAGACGAGGTCGAAGACGACGGCCGCACCGTAGGCCGCGGGCGCGATGACGACGATGTCGAGGAGGTCGCCGATGCTGGCGGTGGACCAGACGACGGACGCGGTGAGGACCAGGGCCGCGACGCCGGTCACCCCGGTGAGGACGATTCGGTCCCAGTCGCGCGGCGGCGCGGGGATCTCGGTGGTGACGTCGTCGTGGATGAGCCGGGTTTTGCCGTCGATGGTGTGCGGGACCAGCTGCGTTTGGGTGATGGTGCGGGTCTTCACGGTGCAGCTCCGGGGCGGGAGGGCGGCCGGGCCCGTGCGTGGGCGGGCCCGGCCGGTCAGGTGGTGGTTAGCGGTGGCGTGCGTCCTGCTTGGCCGCGGTCGCCCGGACATCGGCCGCGGCCGCGTAGTCGGCGGCGCAGTCCTCGACGGTCGCGGGCTGCCCGATGATCGGGTTCGGCCGGATCTCCTGGACGGTGGTGCGCACCTCGGGCGCGTCGTGCTCGGGCGCCATCAGAGGCTCGGCGCGAGGTCGCGGAGGCGGACGGCGTACTCGCCGCACCGTTCACCGGGGTGGGCCGGGGGGAACGCGTGGGTCGCGGCGGTGATGGCCTCCGTGGCCACTACGTCGGGCAGGCCGTCGGTGACGTGGCGGAGTGCGATGGTGGCCGCGTAGTCCAGCGACAAAGAGTTGATCGTGAGGAACGGGTGGGTGTCGAGCTCGTCGGCGGTGGCGGTGATGATCCGCGCGGTGGTGGAGGGTTCGGCGAGGATGCGCCTCAGTGCTGCGTCGAGCTCGGTGTGATCGGTACGCTCGGGCATGGTCATCTCCTGGTCACGTCAGGTTGGTGACTGGCCCCGGCCATGTGGCGCTCCAACGCCGGCCGGGGCCGCTTTGCATCAGCAGTGCGGACTGCTTGCCCATGACTGTAGGGGTCCCCTACTCTCAGGGCAAGCGGCCCACCGAAAGAAAGGGCCGGGATGAGCGAAGAGGAGGTGCAGCGGGTGACGAGCGCCCTTGATGAGGTCGAGCGGATCGCGGACCGTGAAGCCCGAGTGCGGGCTATGAGTCGGATCATGGCTGAGCAGGTGCGCCGGAATCGGCCGTGGGCCGAGGAGCGAAAGGCCTTGGTGATCGAACTCTGGGACGAGGGGCGCGGGCTGTCCTACCGGGAGATCGCTGCCCGCCTAGAGATCAAGCTCAGCACCGTGCAGGACATCTTTCGCGGCTACACGGGGTCGGGGAAGCACCGCCCAAAGGCCACCGAGGAGTAGCCCGTGCGTACGCGCGTGCCCCCGACCTCGACGAGGCGGGGGCTCTGTGCTGTCCGGGCGTGGCGGCGGTAGACTCGAACGTATGTCCGATCTGCCGCCTGATCTGCCCCGCCTCCGGACCCTGGAGCAATGGCACACCATGTGGCTGACCCGCATCCGCACCGCGATCCTGGCCGCCGAGCAGCAGGAAGCGACCGCCGCGGCGGAGAAAGCGCGTCGGGAGCAGCAGCGGCCGCCCGCCCCCGAGTGGGTCGTACAGCTCGGCATCGGCGTAGGCGCGCCGCCCGTCGCCGTCCACATGGGTGGCTGCGCCATCGTCGGCAAGCGGCACAAAGGCGTGGCGCAGGAGCAGGCCCTCCAACTCCTCGCCGCGGGCACCGCGGCGTGCCACCTGTGCCGGCCGGACACGGAACTCGGCTTCCTCGGCTGACTCTGTACTGTCCGGGGCCTACCGGTCGGCAAGGTGAGCGATGGCCGCCAGCGCAGCGTCAACGTCGTTCGGCGGTGCGATGCCGACCTCCTGCCTGGCGTACCCGGCGGCATCAGCGTCCCATCGCTGGTCCGAGGCCGGGACGGGCCCGTAGGTGTACCCGCCGGGCCCACGGGCAGCGTCGAGGAGATCGCGCGCGCACCGAGATTCGTCGGCCGGGGAGAGCTGGCGGTGCTGGGCGGCGACGGCGGCGCGGAGGGCGATCGCAAACGGGGTGGTGCGGGTCGCGGTGGTGGCGCGGAGTGCGGCCCGGATGGCGGCGAGGGTGATGGGCGTCATGGGTTCAGCGTCTGGGATGCCGGGCGGGCTGTCGGCTCCATCGGCCCCGACGGGACGTGACGGGGGCCACACTCGGGATGCGCCCGGACTGCTCCCGATCGACCATGGGGGCATGTCCGGACCGCCCGTGATCGTCTACCCGCCGAGCCCGACCGGCGGCCGGCGCGTGCGCGTGGATGGGGAGATCCTCGGCCTCGCGTACGGCCTGCGGGATGTGGCGGAGTTCCTGCGCCGGGCGGGCATGGACGGCATCGAGGAGTCGGACGTCGAGCGCTCCGCCCTGATCGAATGGCGGGGCGGCGGGCCGGACATGTGGACGACCGGGCCGTGACGGACCCTCACCTGATCAGTCACAGATACGACACGACCGGGACGGCGGAGTCCGCTTCGCCCGTACCGTGATCCCCCTCATCACCGAGCATCCCTGGGGGGACTCATGTCGAACGCCTACCCGCCGCCCGGACAGCAGCCGCAATGGGGGCAGCAGCCTCCGTCGCCGCAGTGGCAGCAGCCTCCGGGGCCTGGCTGGGGTGGCCCGCCCTCAGCGCCGAAGAAGAGCAAGGCGGGGCTGTTCGTGGGGCTGGGGTGTGGTGGTGCGCTGCTGCTGTTGCTGGTGTTCATCGTGATCGGTTTTGCGGTGGGTGATGGCGACAGCACCGCCAAGGGGAAGCGCAAGGGGGCGTCGGGCACCGCGAGTTCTGCGCCGGCGGGGGACGCGCCGGCCAAGGGCGAGGAGGCGCCGACGAAGCGGAAGGACGCTGCGCCTGCGGCTGATGATCCTAAGGGCGACGCGAAGGTCACGGGGTGTGTGGTCGAGCCTGTGACGACGTGGCCGTCCGCCGACGTGACGATCACGAACCGGTCGGCCCGGTCGTCCAACTACATCGTGGCGGTGGAGTTCGTGGACGGGTCCGGTGCGCGGGTTGGTGAGGGGATGGCTGCGGCGAACAGTGTTGCGCCGGGGCAGAAGGTGAAGGCTAAGGCGCAGGCGTTGAGCGACACCACAGGCAAGATCACGTGCAAGGTTTTGAAGGTGACGCGGTACGCGTCGGGCTGACGGCCGTTGTTTGGGGGTGCCGGCGCCCCGTTGTCCCTGGTGGGCGGCGGGGCGTCTGAGTCGACTGGCGTGGGGGCGGACCCGACGTGTGGCCCACCCCCTGAGCTGCTTAGCGGTCTACGCCGAGCTTGCGCGCCTCACGCGCGATCCACTCGGCCAGCGCAGCAGCAGTCACCGCCCGCTCGTGCGCTTCGCCTGTGAGGTGGTCGGCAACAGGGAGCGCAGAGCCAGACGGGTCGAGCAGCAAGGCTGCCTTCCAGGGCAGAGGGTAGAGATCCGCCGAGGCGTAGCAGTCGCTCCAAGGGATTCGGTGGCCGCTCGGCGGGCAGACGCGGTCGGCGTGGGCGGTCGCGAGGATGTGGTGGGATTCTTCGCCGCCGAGTGCGGCTTCGGCCGCAGGTTCGAGGTAGCGGCTGATGAACTTCGCGGCGTTGACGCGGCCGTAGGGCATGACGGGCCTTTCTGAGCATCAGGCCCCGCGCCCACCACCACGGTAAAGCACGGGGCCGACATGCATGCCCTACGCGGCTATGCCCTGCTCGCTCCAGATCCGCCCGCACCTGACGCAGTGGGCGAGCGGGGATGCGCCGGCGCCGCCGTGGACTTCGATGCGGCCGCCGCACGGTACGAGGTTGCGCAGCTCGGGGCAGGGCTGGGCGATGGGTGCGAGCTGGGCGGCGATGTCGAGGGCCTTCTCCACCCGGTCGGCTGCCGTGCGGGCGACGGACGCTATGTAGTCGGTCTGGCGGGTGGTGAGGCGGTGGAACGGGCCGGGCGCGCCTTGTACGCGGCCCAACAGCCAGAGCGCGGTGAGGGGTGCGCTCGGCCGCGGCCCGTTCCACTTCCAGCGTCGGGGGTCGTGGGCGTCGCGCATGGCGAGGACGGCGCGGCGCGCCCGGTCCGCTTCCGGGTACGTCGCGGGGAGCGGGCCCATGGGCGGGCGCTGGGCTGCTGCGGCGGTTGCGTCGGCGCACTCCAGCAGGTCGGCGTGGATGGCCTGCATGGTGTCGAAGATTGCGATCCGTACGGGCGTCGGGCGTTCCCCGATCTGGGACGGGTCGCGCTCCAGGAGGCGGCGGTCGAGGGCGGTCTGGCGGTCGGCTTCGGCCTGCTGCTCGTCGATGCGGTCGAGGGCGGCGAGGTAGCTGCGGAGCCCCACACCGAAGCCTTGCACCTTGGCGGGGGCGCCGAGTGCGTCTTGGAGGTCGGTCCAGTGGCGGATCACGGTGGTGAGGTGGCCTTGCTCGGTCGTGTGCATCGTGGCTCCTGTGTGGTGCGGGGCGTACGGTGGGGCCACTGGTGGGGCGTGCCTGGTCTGGGGAGATCGTGGGCACGCCCCGCGTTCATGCTCAGGCGTGTTGGCGGCGCGCTTCGGCGGCTTCCTGGGTGGCAGGGTCGTCCGGGTAGCCGCAGCGCTTCAGCTCGAAGAACCAGTGGGCGTTGGGCATGCCACAGTCCGGGCTGATCGGGTGCCGGTCGAAGTAGGCGAACCGCTGCTGCGCCTCGGCCATGTGCTGGTCGCAAGCGAGCCCGTTCTCCATCTGCGCGTCCCACGCGATGTGCCACGTCGCGGGTACGCCACAGTCGTTGGCGTCGGTGTCGCCGGGCGAGTAGGTGCAGAGCTGGGGGCTCGCGTCGACCATGCGGCCGACGGGGACGTTGGGGTTCATGGTCATTTCCCCTTGGTCTGGTTGACGCGGACGGCGGCCCATATGAGGGCGCAGAGCAGTGCGGTGACGCATACGGCGATCACTGCGGCGAGGGTGTAGGCGTTCACGGTGTGGGCTCCGAGGGCTGGGCAGGGCGGTGGATGGGCTCAACAACGGCCTGGGTGCACCTCTGGCAGATCCGGTACTTGGTTGTGCGGCCGGGCTCCAGCTGGGCGTCTACGGGCTCTGCCTCGTGCGGCTGCTCCCTGGTGGCAAGGCACTCCTGGCAGGGCTGGTATGCCTCCCAGTCGTGTCCGTGGGCGCACGTCCACCGGCCGCCTGGAGGTTCGGGTGCGCTCATGTGGTGGGCTCCTTGGGCTCGGCGAGGGCGTGCACGTGGGCGAGGGCGGCGCGGATGTCTCTGAGTGCTTCGCGGTAGCCGTTGCCGAACTCGGATCGCGCGGTGACGGGATCTCCTGCGATCCAGGCGCGCACTCGGTCGATGGCGGCCTCGGCGCGGTCGGCGCGCTGCTCGGCGGCGAAGCCCCGGTCCCGCTCATCGGCGGCCAGCTGGGCAGCTACGCGGAGACGCTGATCGGCCAGGCCGCTGTAGGCGTAGTGAAGCGCGTCACGGGAGTCGTGTCGGCGGTACGCGCGGTCAGTCTGGGCGCGGAGCCGGTCGCGTTCGTCGTACAGCGCGTCTAGGGCGTCGCTGGTGATCGTGTCGGCGGTGTGGCGCTGCTCGGTCATCGGTCGCTCCAGGTGGGGCAGTTGGCGGCGTGGATCTCGCCTGCGGAGGCGGTCCAGAACGGGCAGCAGGGCACGAACAGGGGGCTGGTGGTGGCGCCGGGCCCTGCGGGGCGTGCAAGGCGCTCAGTACGGCGTACGGCGATCCGGTGCGCGCGGGCGGTCTCGGCGAGGGCGAGGGCGAATCCTGCGCTGAGGAGGGCTGCCCATATCTGTCCGTGGACCGCCAGCCAGACGGCGGTTGCGGTGCTGGCGGTGGTGAGTGCGGCGAGGAGCAGTCGGGTCACGGCTTCCTCCAGGGCAGGTAGAGCGGTTTCTGGGTCCAGTGGGCGAGGGGAACGCCGGCCACGACGGTGACGACGGCGACGAACAGCACCACGACGATCACGAGGGCTCCTCGTCGGTCTCGGGCAGCGGGTAGCCGGCCTGCTCCAGGCGGTCGACGAGGTCGTTCGCGTCGAGGCCGCCGACGTCGTTGGACTCGATGACGTAGTCCAGGACGATGCGCAGCACCTCGTCTCGCTGCTGCTCCGCCTTCTGGCGCGCCTCGTGCGGGGTGAGGACACCGGGCGCGTGCCGCTGGACAACGAAGGTGTAGAGCTCCGGGGACTCGGCCACCTTGACGTCCATGGACACCTTGGTCTCGGTGTAGTTCGGCGCGTCGCCGAGCATGGTGCGGGCGGCGGCGACCCAGTGGGCGACGAGCTCGCGGGCGGGTTCCAGTTCCATCTCTGCGCCGTTGCGGAAGTCCATGGCGCGAATGCCGGTCTCGGCCAGCTGCTTCTCGATCCAGGCCTGCGAGGCTGCCTCGTCCAGGACGGCCTCCACCATCGGGCGGAACACGGTGTCCGGGTCGTCGGGCAGGGCCATGTCGACGGCGCGGCAGTGGTGGACGAGGACGGTGCGTGCGAGGTCGGCAAGTTCGGCGATCGGGTCGGGCTGCTCGGTCATGGGGTCTCTTCTCGTATCGCGCGCGGGCGGCGGGGAACCGGATGCACGGCGGTGGTCTGGTCGGGTTGGGGTTGGATGGCCCATCCGCTGCTGAGGAGGTGCTCGGCGATGCGTTCTGCCTGCCCTGCGGGGGTGGTTTCGGTGGGTGGGGTGGTGAGGCGGTATTCGTCGATGGCGGAGGCGATGACGGCGATGGCGGCCGGGGGCATGGGGTTCATGCGGCGGCTCCTCGTCGGCGGTCGCGGCCGACCATGGCGATCACGTGGGTGTCTTCGGTGAGGCGGGAGACGATGCGTTCGCCGAGGGCTGTGGTGAGGTCGGGGCCTTGGCGGTTGCCGTGCTCGTCGCGGGAGTCGGCGGGGAGGTTGCTGGTGTAGAGGCTCGGCCGGCAGGCGTTGTAGCGCTCGTTGATGAGTCGGTAGGTGACTTCCTCGGTCCACTCGGAGGCTTTGGCGCTGCCGAGGTCGTCGAGGAGGAGCAGGGGGACGCGGCAGAGGCGGCGGAGTTCTTCCTCGGCGCCGCGGGGGGAGCCGTTGGGGCGGAGGAGGCCGTACATGTCGGCGGCGGTGGTGGCGACGATCTCGTAGACGTGGGGGCCGGCGGCGGCGATGCGGCGGAGTGCGCCGTACGCCTCGTGGGTTTTGCCGGTGCCGGTGGTGCCGGTGAGGAGGAGGCCACCGGCGGTTGTGGGGTCGGCGGCGACGCGGTCGGCCCAGGCGACGACGTCGGGGTGGGTGGCGTCGGCGTGGCGGTAGCGGGGCGGGGCGACTGCGGCCCAGCGGCTGAGTGCCCAGTCGGCTCGGCGGAGGCGGTGGTATTCGGGGTGGCCGGGCTCGTTGGGGGTGGGGGTTTCGTCCACAGGGCCGGGCTGTACCTGGGGACGGTGCGCGATGCCCGCCATGATCTTCGCGAAGGCGGAGGGGCCGAGGCTGCCAACGGTCTGCGGTTCTCTCATGGTCAGAATCCGTTCTGGTACACGGACGGGTCTACGGGGTTCTGGTAGGGCTGCCAGCCCTGGTTGGCGACGGCGCGCAGAGGGGGCCGGTCGGTGCCCGCAGGTGGAAGGGGCGGGAGTTCGGCCCAGCCGTTGAGGAAGTACTTGGCGGACTCGACTTCGGTTCGGCGGGCGACCTTTACGGCGTGATCGACCATGGCCGGGACGCCGGTCTTGGCGATGAGGGCGAGGAGGGGGAACCACTCGTTGCCCTTGAAGGGCCAGCGGACGGAGACGCCGGCGGTGGTGAGTCCGTGGACGAGGGGCCGTGCGTCTTGGGGGATGTCTGCGTCGGGAGTGACGGGTGTGCTTGCTTGCTTCTTCTCCGTAGGAGAAGAAGGGGTAGGGGACGGGGGCGGGGACGGGGTGTCGTTACTCCCCCCGTTACGCGACGCGTTACGTGACGGGTCCGTAACGCCGTTACGTTTGATCTTCTCGGCGTTCCGCTTCGCTTCCTGCTCGGCCTTCTTCCGCTCCCGATACGCCTGCTGACGTGCGGCGTTCGCCTCACGGTCCGCCTTCACCTTCGCGCGGTCCGGGTTGTACTCAAGGAAGTCGTGAATCATCCAGCCGTCATCAACACGGTCCCAAAGCTTGGCGGCTTCAAGCTCCGTTGCTGCGCTCTTCGTGTTCCGAACGCGCGCCACGAGTGTCAATTCGCGGTCGAGGATCTTCCCCTCGGTGAGGTTCTCGGAGGACCAGCACAGGGCCGACACGTACAGCCGGAACGCGCGGTCGGACAGGAGCGCGACCTTGCGGTGGGACGGGAACCGGTCGTCCAGGCGGACCCAGGGCATGTGCGGCTTCTCTCGGTCGTGGTGCGGGTGTCGCGTCCGGGGCGGGGCTCGGGGCCGGCCGCCCCGGACGGTCATGCGGGAGCGGTGGTCAGCGCACGTACTCGTCGCGGCGGCGCTGCTCCTGCGCCCGCTGGTGCGCGGTGTACTCGGCCTCGGACGGGTAGGTCGCGAAGGCGTCGCCGATGACCTGCTCGGCGTCGCGGGGGCCGGGGCCGACCTCGTCGAGGGTTCCGTCCATGCGGCGGGCCCTCCACATGGCGCGCTTGGCTTCCAGGAGAGTGGTGGCCTCCGCGTCGGACCGGGCGACTTCGCAGCCGGTGACGCGCACCTTCACCTGGGGCTCCTTCTCCTCGCCCTCGGCGTGGCCGGTGTACGACTTGGACGTCAGCTCGACGATGGCGACGATGACGCTGCCGGGCTTCTCGAACAGGCCGCGGCGCTGGTCGCGGGTGAGACTGGCCTCGACTGCACCGGCGGCGGAGTCGAGCTTGACCTCAGGGGCCTGTGCGGGGCTGAGCTTGGGCATGGGGTTCCTTCCGGGTGGGGGCGGGTGGGAGCGGGTCAGTGGCGGTTGAGTGCGAGGTGCATTTCGCGGGCGGCTGCTTCGCCGAGGCCGGTCACGAACGCGTCGCGGGCTTCGTCGGACAGCTCGGGGGCGAAGGCGAAGTGCACGCGGATGATGGGCTTGTCGCCTGCCGCGAACCCGAAGGTGTGCTCGTCGGGCTCCAGCCCGTCGGCGCCGAGGTTCACGGCCCACGCGGAAACGTCAGCCGCCCCGTTGATCAGGTCGTGGATCTTCTGCTGTGCGGCGTGGAACTGGTCCTCGTCGAGCGCCTCGTCCCAGTGCCAGCCCTCCGCGCCCTCGGCCTCTGCGGGCGGGAGGTGGCTCGCGATCTCGGTCCCGTTCATCTGCTCGCCCACGCCCATGAAGTCCGGGTCTTCGGCGAGCGTGGCGTGCTGGCGTGCGGCCTCGGCGCGGAGGTCGTCCTCGGTGTACGGGAGACAGGAGCAGTTGGGGCCAATGCCCGCGGCGTACGCACACGGGTTGTCGTGGCCGCCACGGTGGGGGAAGTCAGTCACTGAGTCGTCCGTTCTGGTAGGCGGCCGCGGCTTCTGCGGCCTGGATGGTGAGGGCTTCCTCGGCGCAGACCTTGTGTGCGGGGCTGCGCTTGGAGTCGCGGAGGTGGGTGGGGAATCCGCAGTAGCGGCAGGGCTTCTCCGTCCGGGACCAGTGCGAGGCATCGCGCCAGTCGAGGAGCCCGCCGGGCGGAGGCTGAGGGCGGGGCCGGCGGGCGGTCATACGGCGGCGCCGGCGGACTTGGCGGCGGCCCGCCGCTCCCGCTGCCACTCGGTGTGCGCGTCGCGGCACGCCTGGTCGATGACCTCGTGGCGCTTCACGTGCCGCTGGTATGCGGCTTGCGTTCCGCAGTCCGAGGTGTCGGCGGGGTCCTTGCGCGGCGGTTGTGAGGCGGCCTTGGCCCTGGCTTCCTGCCGGTGCTTCCTGGCCCGCTCACCGGGGGTGAGGCCGCCGCGGACTCCGGCTCGCACGTGGCGGTCGGCGCCTTTTTCCTCGGCCATGGCGGCGGTCAGGCACTGCTCGATGACGGGGCAGGCGCGGCAAATCCTCTTGGCGGTGGTGTAGTCGGGGTCGCCGTCGTTCTCGGGGATGAACAGGTCGGGGTGCTGGGCGCAGGCGGCGGCGTCGCTCCAGTGGCGGGCGCGGGGCAGGGTGGTGACCGTCATCGAGCCACCGCCCCGAGGTTCGGCCAGTCCTCGTCGGGGGCCAGGCCGCGGATGACGAGGACGAGCTGGCTGCCCTTGACCTTGTGGCCGAGGCGCATGTCCGGGCCGAGGAGTCGGGTGTGGTCGTCATCGTCGAGGAGGCCAGCGTCGACCAGGCCGTCCACGCAGGCCTTGAACGACGGGTACCAGTTCGCCGGGTCGCGGCGCCCGGCGGTGTTGGGGTGCAGGATGCCGAGGATGTGCGCGCGCTGGAAGAGCGGGCCGGGCTTGGCCGCGGCGAGGGCGTCCATGAGTGCGGGGCACTCGGTGACGGCTTCCTGTGTCTTGCCGCGGAGTACCTTGACGATGCGGGCGCGGCGGGCTCGGTGCTGGCTCTGGTTGGAGTTGATCAGTTCGAGGCCGGTGGGGAGCGCCACGGTGTAGAGGGGGCGGGGCCCCGCCGCCGGCACGGTGGCCTGCGCGCACAGGGTCAACGTGGTCATCAGGCACCTGCCGGGGTGTCGGTGCGGCAGGTCCAGCAGGTGCGGGACCCGTCGGCGTGGAGGGCGTGGTACGTCGTGCGGGTCTCCTCGGGGCACCAGGCGGTGTCGTTGCTGTCCAGCTCGCCCGCGGCGAGCAGGGCGGCGAGCGGCGCCATGTTGGGGACCGGGGTGGCGCGGCGCTGACCGGTGGGGCGCAGCGCGTGCCAGACGAAGAGGCAGCCGAGGGCGCGGAGTGAGGCGAGGGCGCCTGCGATGACCTGGAAGGCGCTCACTGAGCACCGCCCGTGCGCTCGCGGTACATCCGGCCGCCGATGGAGTCGAGCGTCTCCAGCTCACCGGTCTCGTTCTGGACCTTGGCGTTGAGCATGCCGTGGCTGCGCAGCTCCATACGGATCTGGTCAAGTCGGCTCGGCGGGGTCTTGGGGTCGAGCTGCTCGTCCCGGTAGGACTCGGCCGACCGCACCGGGGCCTCACCGCGCTCGACGTTCGAGGCATCCGGGTCCGCGTCGTTCGTCGGGACCAGCCCGCCGAGAAACAGCAGCGAACGGAGGGCCGTGGACAAGGCCTTCGCCGTGCCCTTATCCGCCGAGTCCATCGACTCACCGGCCGACTGCACCTCGATGCTGTCGCCGGTCGGCCCGATGATCCGGTATGTGACGGTGGCGGTGCACTCACGGGACGGCTTTCCCCCGGACGTCTTCACGTCCCGGTAGGCGGTCTCGGTGCGGATCGGCAGGACCAGCACGCCATGTAGGCGGCACGCCGGGCCGAATGCGTTGAGAGCGGAGTCCACGCCACGGAATTGGTAGCTGCCGGTGGTGTTGGCCTTGCCGTACCAATTGCCCTTGCTGACGCCGCGGACTTCTCCCATGACGCGGGACCAGGCGACCCACACGGGGACCTGCTCCGGTCCGTCCGGGCCCGGCTCGGGGATGCCTGGGTCCTGTAGCGGTGCCGGGGTGAAGGTGTCCTCGGGGGCGGTAGCCACCGCCGTGGTCGGGGTGTCGGTGCGGCCGGCCGCAGCCGCCGCGCGTTCTGCGAGCGTGGTCATACCTGGTGCGCCTCTCGGACGGTGTGCGGGATGTTGATGCGGCGGCTGGACCGGTCCTCGACGCACGCGGCGTACGCGGCGGGGAACTCCTCGCGGAGCCGCTCGCGGTCGACGTACTCGCGGGTCTCCTCGTCGTACGAGTAGGCCGTCCGGCCGCCGAGGAGCGCGGTATCGGCCGAGCCGAGGGCGCCGATGAGCTTGGCCTTGGCGGTCTTCTTACGCGCCTTGGCGTCGCGCTCGTCGTTGCCCGCTTCGAGGTAGTCGGCGAGCGCGTCCTGGGCGTCACCGTCGCGGTCGATTGCGACGGGCTCGCCTGACCGGTTCGGGTGCAGCTGCTCGTACAGGTCCATCAGGACGTCCGGGTCGGCCGACTCCGGAAGGACCGGCGGGCGGCGCGTGGTGATCTGCTCCCACGCCCGCTGTCCGGCCGCCCGCAGGTCGGCGATGAGCGGCTCGTGATCGGCGCGGCGTACGACGAACTGCCGGTAGTCGTTGCCGCCGATCAGCGTCCCGACGTGCAGGTGATCAAACCCGCACACGTCGATCTGCCAGAGCACCTGCGCCAGGACGTCGTCCGGGCAACCGGTGCGCCACTGCCCGGCCTTGAACGCGGCCCGGCACTTGATCTCCACGGCGCAGCGCTCGCGGGTCTCGGAGGAGAGGGGACACACAAGGACTCGGCGGTCCAGAGTGCACATCTGCCACGGGCGATCCACGTTGGCGACCAGCCCGACGCGGCGCACGGCCGACCGGTTCCGGCGGGCCCACTCGCGGGCCACGGTGTCCTCGATGGCCCGACCCCACAGAGCAGGTTCTGAGTCGTCGCCCTCCAGCGGTAGGCCGCCGGTCTTGTCGTGCCATACGGACAGCGCGTTGCCGTACCGGCTGATGCCGAGGACGGCGGCGAGGTCGGAGGAGCCGATGCCGTTACGGCGGGCGGTGAGCCATGCGTCGCGGTCCGCGTCGGCGGAGAGGATGAGTCGGCCGGTGGGGGTGACCCTGCGGCCGGCGGCCGGGGCGGTGGTGGCCGCCCCAGCCTGCGCGGTGCTGTTCATCAGGAGTCCGCCTCCGGGTCGTACTCGGTGGCGACGGTGATGCGGGTGACGGTGTAGTCCGTCGGCTGCTCGTCGCCGTCACGGGTGATGACCAGTTCGTAGGGGGCGTCGGGCTCGGAATCGTCGCCGAGCCAGTCGAACGTCAGCCCCGTGGGGTCCGGCTCGTTGTTGGTGGCGTCGGCCTCGCAGTGTGTGCGGGCGGCGGCCTCGTTGGTGTAGGTGCCGACCGGGGTGGTGTGCCACGCGGCCCGGTAGACGTACGCGACGGCGGGTTCCGTCTCCAGCTGCACGGCGGGGGCGGCCGGGGTCTGCGCGGCGGCGAGGGCGAGCGTTGCGTACACCTGCGCCTCGGCTGCGAGTGCGTGCCCGGTGACCGGGTCGGCGCCGTCGCCGTAGGTGAAGTGGTGCGCCTGCTTGGCGAGGCGCTCGGCCTCACAGCGGTAGTGCTCGGGTCCGGTCATCACTCGCTGTCCTTCGCGTAGTTCGGGGTGTACGTGCGGCGGCCGGGTACGTCTTGCTCGGTCAGGTAGCCGAGTCCGGCGAGGTGCTGGAGGATGTGGCGGGCGCGGTGCCGGGTCGTGGCCGGGTCGACGTGGGCGACGAGCCAGCGGTGGGCGCTGGTGGTGGTCCAGTGGCCGCCCGCGCCGAGGATGTGGTCGTAGAGGCGGGCGGTGAGCTCGTCGAGGTGGGGAGCGGCCCCCGTGTACGGGTGCAGCCACGCGCGGGTCTCGTCGCTCGGGCAGAGCAGGCAGCCGGGGCCGCCCCAGGTCCGGAGGTGCTTGTGGGATGTCGGGCCGTGTGCGCAGGTTGCGCACGGCTGGGGAGTGGACGTCGCGGCCGGGGTCGTGTCCTTCTCGCCCTGCCCGGCGGCGTCGATCGCTTCGAGTTCGAGTTGCGCCTCGACGACGCCCGCCGACATGGGCAGCCCGTCGCGGCGCAGTATGTCGGCGACCTCGCGAAACGTCTCGGCACGGATCAGCGGAGCCGCGGCGGCCAGCACGGCGTCAGCCAGTGACTCGTACGGAGCCATGAACGTGGTGGACGGGTGGTCCTTAACCGCCTGAATCGCGGCATCGCGAGCGTTCACGCGGCACCCGCTTCACGCTGCGACGGGACGGCCTTGGGCGCAGCCAGCACCCGCAGCCGCTCCGCGAGGCGGAGAACCTGCTGCCCGTACACCGGGACCTTGCCGCCGTCGACCAGCTCGTCCAGCAGGTCCTGCACCCGAGCGTCCCGCTCGTGCGTCGCACCGGAGTCGATGCCCTGGTGGCCGGCGGACCGGTCCAGCTCAGCAATGTTCACCAGGTCTGCGAGGACACCCTCGCCATCCTCCTCGGCGGCCTGCGCCAGGGCGAGGACCAGCGTCGAGAGGTAGTGGGAGACGTCGAGGGCCACGCCGGTCGGCAGCATGTCGACGGAGATGCGGAACGGCCCAGTGACGGGCGTGCGGTCAGCGTGCATCGGTGCCTCCGAGGAGCAGTTCGAGGAGCCAGAAGGCGAGGAACGCGAAGCAGGCGGCGATGAGCCAGATCACGCGACACCGCCCCACCGGGCGTTCGCGTGGGCGCACGGGTTGTCGACGTGCCCGCCGTGGCACCCGCTGCGGCAGGCGGCGCAGTCCGGGCACCACTTCGACGGGCTGTCGCCGCAGACGTCGCAGGCCCCGGCCTTGTCGGGCGCCATGACGCGAGCGTGGACGTCGTCAGTGCAGGTGCAGTCCGGGGACGCCGGCCACCGGCACGGCGCCGAATGCTTCGGCTCTTCCACGGGCCACCCGAAGTGGCCGCCCGCTCCATCACTCATCTCGTGATCGCCGTTATGCCCGGCGTCAAGGTCGCAGGTGCAGCCGTGCGGACTGACGTGACGGCAGAAAGGCGGGGCAGCCTTGTCCGTCTCCGTCGCCCGATGCGCGATGGTCAGGTCGGCCTCCAGCTCCGCGACACGGGCCCGCAGGCGCCCCAGCTCACCAGCGTCACCAGCCGCCCGCATGACCTCCCACAGGCCGATCACCGCAGGGAGCCCGATGCCGAACGCTGAGCTGTCCCAGTAGCCCTTGGCGTACGCCGGGTCGGTGTGGCAGCTCGACGGCCACAGGTCACACGAGCAAGCACGCTCGTGGTAGTAGTCGTTGACCGCCCGGTCGCCCGCGTTGACCAGCGCGTCCATCTGCGCCTCGGTCAGCTCGGCGGGCTGCGCGTTCATGAGAGCGCGCAGGCCCTCCAGCTGGCCGGCCGCGCCCTCCGGCTGGAGCAGCTGCTTGCTGTGCAGTGCGTCGGCGAGGTGCGCGAACAGTTCGGCGGGCCTGCCGTTCCACTGCGTCGCAGCGGCGGCCATCGTGTTCGTCGCCGTACGGATCAGGGGCTCGCCGCTCATGCCGACACCTCCGCAGCGTCAGCAGCCTCGACGGCGGACACCAGCGCCCACGCGGTGACCTTCACCCCGCGCACCAGTTCCCCACTGGCCTCCGTGAACTGGTCACCGCTCCCGTGCGTCCTGGTGTCGACGGTCATCGACTGCTCGTCCGCGAACACGGCGACGGCGGCGGGGTCCTGGTGGAAGTAGAACTGGATGCTCGGCTCGTCGGGCGCGAAGTCGGGGCACTGGATCGTGAAGTTGGTGGGGATGACGGTGCTTTCGCTGAGGATGGTCTCCGCCAGCGCCAGCGCGGTCATGTAGTTCATGCGCCGGGTCAGGCTGCTGTCCGGCATGGCCGGAGCGGTAAGGTCGATGGTCACGGTGTCCTCGTTTCTCGTGTGGATGAGGTGCCGAGGGGTCGCGTACGGACGGGCTAGGTCCGGGGCGGCCCCGCTTTACGTGGTGGGTCAGGCGACGGCGCCGGCCTTGAAGGCAGCGAGTTCGGCGGCCTGCTGCCGGCGCTTCGCTTCCTTCGCGGCCTGGCCCTTGATGCGGCGGGCCTGCGCCGAGCGGAGCGCCAGTTCGGTGTAGTGCGCCTTGCGGAGCGACTCCGCGACGGCCTTGATCTGCTCGTCGCTGGCGTCCGGGTGCAGCTCGCGGGCCTTGGCGATGAACCGCGTGAAGTGGCTGGCCTTACGGGCGGCGGCGGTACGGCTCGCCCTGTCGGGGGTGGCGGCCCAGCTCTTGTGCGCGGCGAGGCGCATTTGCATCGACCGCTCGCTGGTGCTCATGCGTCGTGTCCTTTCGAGAGGCGCCCACGCCCATGGGCGTGGGCAGTGGCTCAAAAAAGAGAGCGCCTTGGTGGACGCCGAGCGTGGCGGCTATCCGTCGTGCCACTGCGGGCTCCACCGTTGCGCGCTCTCCGCTGAGTAGCGCGGAGATCTTCTGTTTGGAAACTCCGACCCGCCCTGCCAGTTGCTGACCGGTGATGCTTTCCCCTCCGGGCGCCCATTGCATGAGCCCTCGCAAGAGGTGCGGGTCGGTCAGGCGAAGTCTGGCAGGGGTCATCGGTGCCTCCGTCGTGCTGCCCACGTTCGTGGACAGCTCCACTAAAGCACATCGCTTAAGCGGTGTCCACGATCGTGGGCATGTTTCCTTTCGGTCAACAAATGGCCTAGGCCACGCCTGCCTCTACTAAGGTGCCCCTGATCGTGGACAATGACTGACGACAGTAAAAGGTTGTACGCCTTGACCTGGGAATTCTGGGTCAGTACCGGCCGGAAGGTGTGGACTGTGACGCCCAGGGAGGCGGTAGTGATGCCAGAGCAACGGGATGCGCTGACCGAATTGATCTGTCAGCACGTGGGCACCGGGAAGCGCTGGTCCACACGCACCTTTGCCGAAGTCGCCGTGGACCCCGCCACTGGGTGGGCGCCGAGCAAGTCGCTCGTCGGGAAGATCGTCAAGGGCCAGTCCTACGACATCACGCCAGAGCTGGTGTCCGCCGTCGCCGTCGGCCTCGGCCTGCCGCGCGAGGTGGTCGCCGCTGCTGCCCACTTCCAGGTCATCGGATACACCGCGTCCGAGCTGGCCGGCGAGGCGCCCGCGACGGTGCTGCATGAGATCGGCCAGCGTCCGGAGAATATGCCCAAGTCCCGTGCCGTGGCCGAGCGTTGGGCCTCCGAGGAGTAGTACATCGGGCGGCGTGGGGTAGCTGAATCTTGGACACTCGGGGGGTGCAGGCTTTATCTCTGAAGTGTCACAATGCGGAATGGGCCTTCGCCATTCTGCCTGCAACCTGCACGGATGGCCTCTGTAGTCGTATGGTTACAGCACCTCGCGCGATACGAACGCGTGTGCGATCTGGCATGCGGCGGGACAGGGGGTCATGTGACGGATGTCCAGATGGAGCGGGCCGAGCTGGATGGCGGGATACCCGTGATGTACCGGGACTACGGTCACCGTGTCCGTATGGCTTACGACCCCGCACAGATCGACGAAGCCGCGGCCATCGCACTCCTATGCGTGCGCGTACCGCGGCTCGTCAACAGCCTCGAACTTATCCGTCGCCACTGAGCCCGACGGCGGCCGGCTACTTCAGCCGGTCGCCGGGGCTCAGCCTCGCGTGAGCCGCCTTCGCCCGCTCGGCGCCCGCAGACGAGGCGTACCGGGACAGCATCTGCCGGGACTTCCACCCCGTGATCCGCATCAGATCGTCCTCATTCCCGCCGCCGACCTTCCACTGGTGAGCGAACGTGTGCCGGAACTGGTGCGGGTGGATGGGCGGGATGCCGGCCTCGGCGCACCGGCGCTTGAGCATCGTCCCCACGCCCCAGATGGTCAGCCGCTGGCCTCGGTTGCGGTCCCCCCACCAGAGCCACATGTCGTCGTCCAATGGCTTCCCCTTGTGCTTGGCTGCGGCCCTCAGGTACCGGTCGAGGGCGGTCGCGGTCGCGCGGCCGAACGGGACGCTACGGACCTTGTTGGCCTTGCCGAGCACCTGGAGGACCATCAGGTCCAGGTCGAGATCGGCAACCCTGCGGTCGGTCGCTTCGCTCAGCCGCACCCCGGTGTCGAGGAACAGCATGAGGAGCGCCGTGTCGCGCCGGTCCGCGTAGGTCTTGCCCTTGCACGTCTTGAACAGCTTGGCGAGATCGCCGTCGCTGATGACTGGCACCTCTACTTCGCCGGGGTGGGGCGCTTTCATCGTGCGCATGGGGGAGCGGTCCAACTCCTCCTCATTGACCAACCAGTTGAACATCGTTTTCAAGCTGCGGAAGTGCTGGTTCGCATTGCTCGCCGACGTCCTCTTGATGGTGGCGGTGATGTACGCCTCTACATGCTCGCGGTGGATCTCCTCGATGGTGGTCGGGGCCTGCTTGCCCTCGTTCCCGTCGTCGTCGATGGCCGGCCGGTAGCCGTTCTCCTCGTCGAGGAGGAAGGCCGTGAACGCTTTCGCGGCCTGGCCGTAGATGCGGATGGTGTTGTCCGAGAGGTGCTGAGACTTGAGTGCGCGCAGCCATGAGGCGCACATCGGCCCGAGGTTGTACCGCGTCGATGTCAT